TACTTTCTTTGAAGATTTAAATCCAATCATCGACCAGAATATGTTTACTGACCCCAATTTGAAAACTTTCGTAGGAGTAATGAAAAACTACTACGAAAGAGGGGGTGTAGTACCTTCATATGAAATGATGGATGTTGAACTTAGGAACTTTTCTCATTCCGACAGGGAGACAGAAACATATGAGGCAATATTGGAAAAGGTTAAAGAAACCCCTAGTGAAGGCACTGATAGAATTAGGGAGCTTGCTGAAAAGTTTTTCAGACAGCAGAACATTGTAAAGACTGCCAATGAGATACTTAAAATTGCTGGTAATGGCGATTCAGATAAATATGATGCATGCGTAGGGCTTTTAAACGATGCAATGACAAAAGGTATTCATAATGATTTTGGCGAAAATGTGTTTGACCATTTAGACGAAACTTTGTCTGATGATTACAGAATACCTATTCCAACTGGAATTAAGAAAATCGATGAAACCCTTGAAGGCGGTCTTGGAAAAGGAGAACTTGGTGTTATCATTGGGCCAACCTCGTTCGGAAAGACATCACTTACTACTGCAATGGCTTCATATGCAGCAGAGCAAGGTTTCAAGGTGTTGCAGATTGTATTTGAAGACAGAATAAAGCAGATTCAAAGAAAACACATAGGTAGAATTACTGGAATTGAGGCAAAAGATTTGTCAAAGCCAGATAATATAGAACTTGTTAAGTCAACGCTTGCTGCATATCCTCTTAAAGAGGCAATGCAAAATAACCTAAGGATTGTTAAATTCCCAAGTGGAGAAAAAACAGCAAGACAGATTGAGAGATTCATAAAGAAGCTTATTAACAGCGGTTTTAAGCCAGACCTTACTATTATCGACTATTTTGAGTGTCTTGAACACGAGAATGATAAATCCATTAGTAACGAATACGAAAAGGAAGGAAAAACAATGCGAAGGTTCGAGGCAATGGCAGGAGAACTTGATATGGCAATATGGATTCCATCACAAGGTACAAAGGAGTCAATTAATCTTGAACTTGTCACAATGGATAAGATTGGTGGTTCTGTTAAGAAAGCACAGATTGCCCATGTAATAATGTCAATTGCAAGGACTGTTGATGATATTGCAAATAACAAGGCAACAATTGCTATCTTGAAAAACAGGGCTGGAAAGAGCGGAAAAGTATTCAATAATGTTGACTTTAACAATGGAACTTGTCGTATAAGTACTGATAATGTAGACGAATTTGATAGTATGTATGAGGTCAGCAAGAAAAAGTCGGAAGACCAACTGAAAGTGCAGCAAGAGATTGCAAAAATGGTTGGTTAAATATAAGTAATTTTAAAAAATATCAAGAAAAAATGACTTAAAAAAAAATTATTTTTTTTATTTTTTTAAATCCTTTTGGGTATCATACAATTACAAAAAATTGATACCCAAAAATTTTTTCTGATGCTTTTTTTTACAATTTTAAATCATATTTATTCTTACATCGATGTTAAAAATAAAATGGTTGACCGAAAAATAATAATAATTTAATAAAGGTTTTGCTTTAATGGAAGTAAGAAAAAGTGACAGTACCTTTGAGGAATACAATCCTGATAAGGTAAAACATGGAATCTGTGAAGCGTATACAGCAGTAAAGGAAATATGCCCAGATGGCTTAATTGAATCTCTTATAAACAATCTGTTTATTTATGATAAGATTTCTTCAAGTGAAATTAGAAGACAAGTTGAAGAAGCTCTTATGTCAGTAAATAAAAAAGTTGCAAGGGAATACATTAAAAAATTTGAAGAGAAACAAGATAAGGATAAGGTTCTTAAGAAGGACAGTGACTTTATAAGGGACTATATCAGCGCATCAAATGCTTCAACAGGTTCAAAGTATGACTCAAACGCCAACGTGGAGAATAAAAACGTTGTTACCTTGGGTCAAGAGTTGCATAAAGGGAAAAACATTCAACAGAATAGATATATAATGCATAATAAGATAAAGGCATTATATTCTAAAAAACTTGCAGACCAATATATAAAAGACTTGGAGAGTCACGTGTTATATAAACACGATGAAAGCGGCACACCAGGATACCCATATTGTGTTGCTATAACGATGTATCCTTTCCTTGTGGACGGTTTAAAGAATATAGGCGGACAATCTAAAGCTCCGACTGATTTGAAGTCGTACTGTGGCGAATTCATCAATCTAGTATATTCAGTGTCATCACAGTTTATGGGTGCAGTTGCTACTCCAGAGTTCTTGATGTATATGGACTATTTCATTAGGAAAGACTATGGTGACGATTATCTTACAATACTCGATAAGGTAGTTGAACTTAATAGAAAGGGTAGAACACTTGAACAAGTAATTGAGAATGCATTCCAGCAAGTTGTACATTCGATGAATATGCCAGCAGGTAATAGGGGATATCAGACAGTTTTCTGGAATGTTGGCTATTTTGACAAGAACTATTTCGATGGTGTATTTGGAGAATTCAAGTTCCCTGATGGAACAGCACCAAAATGGGAAACATTGTCTTGGTTGCAGAAGAAGTTTATGAAATGGTTCAATGAAGAAAGAACCAAATATATTCTTACATTCCCTGTTGAAACTATGGCAATGCTTACAGATGGACACGACATAGTTGATAAGGAATATGCTGATTTTACAGCAGAAATGTGGGCTGAGGGTCATTCATTCTTCTGCTATCTAAGTGATTCACCAGACAGTCTATCAAGTTGTTGCAGACTTAGAAACTCCCTTAAGGATGGCGAGGATGAAGAGCATAATCACACAACGCATCAATTCTCAATGGGTACTGCATCAGTTGCAACTGGTTCGAAATCAGTTATGACAATTAACCTTAATAGAGTAATACAAAATGCTGCACGAAAGTATTTTGAGGAATATGAGGGCATCACTCTTGAGTCTAATAGGCAGATTAACATCAACGATGTAAAAGACAAGCAGCTCCTTTATGAATACATTTCAGAAGGTATTACCGAAATAACCGAAAGGGTACATAAGTATCAAAGGGCTTTCAATGAGATTATAAAGGACTTCTTAAATGCCAATATGCTTGATATCTACAGGGCTGGCTTCATTAATATGAAAAAGCAATATCTTACAATTGGTGTTAATGGATTGACAGATGCAGCAGAATTCCTTTCAATAGACGCAAATCTTAACGATGATTACAAGGAGTTCGTTAATTTGATTCTTGAGACGATTAACATATCTAACAAGAAAGACAAGACAAGGGATTGCATGTACAACACAGAGTTCGTACCTGGTGAAAATCTTTCAAATAAGAATTATAATTGGGATAAGAAAGATGGGTATTATGTATCTCCAAAACATATAATGTATAGCAGCTATTTCTTCAACCCTGAGGACACAAGCCTTTCAATATTGGATAAGATGAAACTGCACGGTAATGAATATGTAAAGTATCTTGACGGAGGACAAGCAGCTCACCTTAATATAAATGAGCACCTTTCATTTGACCAATATAGACAGTTGCTGAGGGTTGCTTCTGAATATGGGTGCAGTTACTTCACATTCAATTGTAAGAATTCAGTTTGTAATGATTGCGGCCATATAAGTAAGGATACTCTTGATGTTTGCCCTAAATGCGGTAGTCACAGCATAGACTACTTGACAAGGATTATCGGATATCTTAAGCGTGTAAGTTCGTTCAATGAAGCAAGACAGACTGAGGAACATATGAGATATTATAATGCAGAATAAATAATTGGGCACTATCAAGTGCCCATTTTTAAACTAATAGAAAAATGGTAAAGAAAGTAATTAAGATGTCGGCAAGTTGGTGTATGCCGTGTAAAGTATATGCGAAGACCTTTGATGCAGTAAAGAATGAAGATAAGTATAAGGATATAGAGTTTGAAGAACTTGATGTTGACGAGAATGAGGATTTGGTAATTGAATATGGGGTAAGGGGTGTACCTACCACAGTTATTCTTGATGAAAATGATAATGTCGTATCAAAATTCTCAGGAAATGTAGCAAAAAGTGTTTTAGAATCAAATATAGATGAAGCAATCGGATAATGAAGTATTATAATGCGATGGTGGTATTTGAGGAAATACCAAATGAGATAACGTTGGCGATTAACATAACCAATTGTCCTTGTCATTGTAAGGGATGTCATTCAAAGTTTCTCTGGGAAGATGTTGGAACTGAATTGGATGGGTATGCCATTGATGATTTGGTAAAGAAAAACAATGGAGTGACTTGTGTGTGTTTTATGGGTGGTGATAGTGACCCAACTTATATCGACAAGATGGCAGCTTATGTAAAATATAGTTTAGGACTTAAGGTTGGTTGGTATAGTGGTAGGGACTTTATTGACCAATTTGTAGATTTAACACATTTCGATTATGTTAAGATAGGGCATTACGATGAAGAGCGTGGCGGTTTAAATAAGGAAACGACCAACCAGATATTATATAAAATATGTAGGGAAGGCGAAAAGCAATGGGTGGAAGATATAACAAAATTATTTTGGAAAAAAGGTAGCTAGAAATGGTTACCTTTTTATATTTATAGATATGAGGAATATAATATATATAATAATGTGTATTTTCTTCCTTTCTTGCAATCCGAAGGTGATTGAGAAGATAGACAAGGGAGATGTCATGGTCAATACAATGAAAGGTAAATATTCATATGCACAGTTTGATTCAATGTGCATTGCGGATACATTGCCTAAAAGTTTGACTGATTGGAAATTCCTTGGGCTTATGGAATATGAGTCAAGGGAAAAGCATTCACTTTTCCTCTATATGAAATCAAATGGTAGGTGTGAGACCGTTTATAAGGTAGAGGAACTGATGAATGACAGTGTGAAAATAACAAAGCGTATAATTAAGGATTAACTATGAATTACGGATTTGTACCTTCAAAGATGGATGGGACTGAGACAAAGTTTAAAAAGATTAGGGACTTTGAAATACCAGATGAATATTCATACAGGAAATACCTTCCATCAGTTATTGACCAAGGAAGCAAGCCAATATGTGTACCTTGCTCTTTATCTGCATATATAAATTGGATTATAAATACAGACACTGGTGAGAACAAAGTTGATAATGAAGTTGATTTACAAGAAATATTTAACAGCAGTTCTGTTAAAAGCAGTGAAGGTATGACATTCAAGGACGGTCTTAAGTTTCTGAAGCACGAGGGTGTTCTTACCAAGGAAGGAGTTGAAACAATAGACAGATATGCGATAATAGGTAGCGAAATCGCACTGAAGCAAGCGCTTATATTGAATGGTCCGTGTGTTGGGGCATTGCCTGTGTATGATTCAAGGGTGACTGAGTTCTGGGACAGTTCGTATGGGGATTATCAAGGAGGTCATGCTGTTGCAATTGTTGGGTATAATGATGAAGGTTTTATTATAAGAAATTCTTGGGGTAAAAACTATGGTGATAACGGTTATTCTGTGATACCGTATGATGACTTTAATAAATTCATGGAAATCTGGACAATATATTAAAGACGAGAGAATTACAAACCTCTCGTTTTTTTTTGTTTATTTATCTGCCAAAAAAGTTATCTTTTAAATACTTATAAGAAATAATTTTTTATATAATGGCAAAGAAGCAGTACTTTGGTGTAAAATACCCTTTTGTAAATGAAGGTATTCAACATTTTTTCCTTGATGCAAATGAGAGCGTAAAGGATAAGGTGAAGAGTCAGCTAATACATGTGGTCTTCACTCCTAAGGGTCAAAGAATTAGGAATCCAGAATTCGGGACTGATTTAATTAAGTTTATATTCAGTCCTAGTGACGGTATGTCTTGGGAGGCAGTAAAGACAGAGGTATCAGAATCTGTAAGCAGATGGACTAATAACATAACTATCAGAAACATTGAAGTTGTAAAGAATGAAGAAGACGAGCATGAAATATATGTCAGGCTTGATTATAGTGTAACAGCAGGAAATAAAGTGACTAATGACAGTGTAGTAATAGAATTATAATTATGGCAACAAAGAAAATAAACTATCTAGCTAGGAATTTTGATGATGTTAAAAATGAATTAATAAAATTTAGCAATCAATACTATCCAGAATTATCAGATGATTTCAATGATTCAAGTGTAGGTGCTTGGTTCATTGACCTTGTATCTGCCGTTGGTGATGACCTTAGTTATCACACTGACAGAATGTTCCAAGAAACAAACATAAATAGTGCTAATCTAAAGAGCACTCTCCTTAATATTGCAAGGACAAACGGTGTGAAGATACCAGGAGGTAAATCATCTATGTGTGAAATAGAACTAAGCTGTGAGCTTCCTGTTAAGGGACAAGCCCCAGACTGGGATTATGCGCCTATTGTTCAGAAGACAAGTATCATGTCTGCTGGTAATTATAATTTTGAACTTTCTGAAGATGTCAATTTTCATGAGCAGTTTAATAGCGATGGATTTTCAAATAGGATTTTCACTCCTGTAAGGGATAGTAATGGCGCTATATCAAAGTATAGGGTTACTAAAAGGACAGTTGTTGTTAATGGAAGCACAAAGGTGTATAAGAAGGTGTTATATTCTTCAGACATAAGTCCGTTTATGGAGATAGTTTTGCCAGAGAACAACGTATTGAATGTTGAATCTATTATATTTAAGGAGTCAAGCAATATATCATTGACGCCAGCAATACAAGAATATTATATTGATGAGGAACAGTATAGGGTTTCTGATTCTGCTGTAATGACATACAGATATTTTGAAACTGATTCGTTGGCAGACCAATGGAGATTTGGCATTGAAACAAATTTTGACAAAAAGAACATAGTGAATATCTATAACCCATATGTTTATGTTGATTACACAGATAATGGAAATGATAGTACTGGAACATCTAGAAAGATGAGGTATTTCAGGGGTAAATGGAAGCCATTGACTCAGAAATTCATAACAGAATATACAGACAATGGCTACTTGAAAATAATTTTCGGTGCTGGTAATGGTTATGCTGATACGCCAGAAAATATCACTCCATACGGCCAATACGTAGCATCAAACATTATAAATAACGACATGCTTGGGGTTTTGCCTAAAGAGGGGTGGACTATGTATGTCCTTTATAGAACAGGTGGAGGTGTATCAACTAATGTAGGTCCTGGGGCTATAAACACTATTACTGTTGCAAACGTTGACTGGGGAGGAAACACTGGAAATACTGATGGAGGCAGAAGAGGTGAAGTCGTATCCTCATTAAGGGTGACTAACGTGTCTACAGCTGTTGCTGGAAGGGATGCACCTTCAAGCGAAGAGATAAAGTATATGATTAAATACAATTCTTCAGCACAAAATAGAGGTGTCACCGTCAATGATTACAAGATAAAACTTATGCAGATGCCTCCAAAGTTCGGGGCTCCGTTCAGAAACACAGTCATAGAGTCTAATAATAAGATTGAGATGAGTTTCTTGGGTTTGAACCCAGATGGAAAATTAGATTCAGCACTCCCACAAACGCTTGCAGAGAATACTATTGAATATATGTCTCATTTTAAACAGATAAACGATTATATAGAAATAAGAAGCGGAAGGATATACAATATAGGCGCTGGTGTTGATTTGTTTATTGATAAAAACTATAATCCAGCAGATGTTATAAGCAATGTAATCACAACTATTGCTGAATATTTCGATGTTAACAGACGCAATATGGGAGAAGATATATTCATTGGTGACCTTGAAAAAGAAATATCATTAACTGATGGTGTAATAAGCCTTATTAATTTAAGGATATTTAAGATATGGAATGGGACATATAGCCCAGACATATGTCCTCTTGCTGAAGGTTCTACTACATCAAGTTGTGGAGCTGAGCCATTCACATTCAAGGTGAGTGATACTCTTGCGGAATCAAGAGAAATTGACCTTGATGCAGTTGACCGTGTACTATATGGCGATTATAATTCAATGTACGAAATAAAGAATCCTACGATAGATATTCAGTGTAGGGTAAAAATGAAATAATGTTATGGCTTGTAATTGTAAAAGAGCAGCTAAAATAATTGATGCTAATTCAAGCGAATTAAGCTGGCTGCAAAAAGTGTTGTTGTTTTTAAGAAAAATAGGATTGTTTACATTAGCAATGTGTTCTATTGTTGTGTTAACGCCAGTAATACTTATAGGTATTTTTTATACTTTAATTTTTAAAGGTAGTGATAAGCTTACTATACCAACTAAAGTTTTTAATATGATAAAGTAATCCAATGAATAAGAATTACAGAATACACACAAATATTATTAAGGATTCTCTTCTGCAAGTTAACATGAGACAAGATTTTGATTTCATGGAAATCTTATCTCTTAAACTTTCACAAAGGGATGCCTACAAGATACACTCTTCCAATTATGGTGTTATAATTGGAAGGGTTCTTGCTAATGATGCGTTTGGTATACCAAATGCAAAGGTATCTGTGTTTATAGAAAGGGATAGTAATGATACAACCGAATTGGAGAACATCTATCCATATTCAGATGTTAACGGAAAGGATAAAGATGGGAGAAGATACAACTTACTTCCAGATTACAGCGATGATGATTGTTATAGAATAGTCGGAACATTCCCTAACAAGAGACTGCTTCTCGATGATTCTACATATTTGGAGGTTTATGACAAATACTGGAAATACTCTACAGTTACCAACAATGCTGGTGACTATATGATATTTGGCGTGCCAGTAGGCAACCAGCAAATCCATGTAGATATAGACATGTCTGATATTGGCGTTCTTTCACAAAAGCCTAGGGATTATATGTATAAGGGCTATACGGAGAGTTCGTTCGATAGCTCTACCCAATTTAAAGCAAGTACTAACCTTGATAACCTCACACAAATATTTTCGCAAAACAAAAGCGTATATGTATATCCTTTCTGGGGAGATGCAGAAAACGGTATTGCCGCAATAACAAGGGCTGATATACAGATTAATTATAAATTTGAGCCTACTTGCGTATTCATTGGTTCCATAATTTCTGACAATGACGGAAACGCTATTGACTATAAGTGCGGAGCTACAATTGATAGCGGAAGAAACAATCAGCTAGTGGCGGGAGAGGGTACAATAGAAATGATTAGAAAGACCCAAGATGGTCTTGTTGAAGAATTCCCTATAAACGGAAACAGACTTATTGATAGTGACGGTGTGTGGTGCTATCAGATTCCAATGAACCTTGACTTTGTTGGAACTGATGAGTACGGAAACATCATACCTACTGATAATCCGACAAAAGGTATCCCTACAAGAACACAAGTAAGATTCAGAATAAGTAAGACTGAAACTGGAGGAGAAGGGTATTCTATGCATACTGCAAAATATCTTGTTCCTATGAATCCAGTTTTCGATGAAGATAAGGTTATACCTACAACTAAGGAAGAAAACGGACAAGAAATTGAAAAGATGTATCTGTTCGGTTCAAATACGCCACAAAGCTGTTTCCGTGACCTTTATTGGAATAATGTGTATTCTGTAAAGAATTTTATTCCTAAAACGCAAATAGCTTCAAGGTCTTATTCTTCTTATTATAATGCGCTTAAGGCTGGAAATATTGTAGACAACCAAAACCCACTTCCTTTCAATAAGCTTGAAATAGATATGTCATTCACATATATATTCATTTGCTTGTTGTATACATTGCTTGTCATCATTGTGACTTTGATTAACGCTACAGTGATTGTCCCTCTTAACTTTATAATAAGTATTTTAAACACAGCGCTTAACATTATTAGTCTTTTCTGGAGTCCTCCAGAAATACCTTATATTCCATGCATACATTTGAATGTTGGGCCTAATAGTCACAATGCAATATTCTTTCCTGGTTGTGACAATAGGGGGAAGGAAGATGTAGACTGTCCTGAAGATATGCCTAACTGCTATAAAAGCAGCAATAATGACATGCTCATGGACATAATACAAGACAGCTTAAGTCAAGAATATGATACCGTAAGGCTTGATTTGTACCAAGACTGGCTTAACGGATGCCTATATATGCCTCTATGGTTCTGGAAGAAAAGCAAGAAGAAGAAATTCTTGTTCTTCACAATAAGAAGTGCAAAGAACGAATATTGCAGTTGTGACAGGGATTATGATAGGCTGAAAACTTATCATACTTGCAGCATAGACTATTATGATGAAAGTCTTGGAGCCCCTATTGACAGAGTTCCACCAGGTGAGGATAAATGGCATAGGGAGAAGAGAAGGGGAATAAATTTCCGCCACGGACTCATAAAGAGTGTTGAGAATAATGACGGTCTTAAAGCCTATTATTATGCTGGCTATCAACTGTCATCTAATGATAAAACGCCAATTAGAGATATAAGCCAAATAAAAAGGCAATTTGAAATTGTAAGACTGTTTGCAACTGACATCATACTTCTTGGAAACCTTAACGAGAATAACATTTATGGTATACCTCAACTGTTTAACAGTTTGCCTTCCACAACATCAAATATTCCTCCAATTGCTACGATTCAAGAAGACATGGATGGCGAGACGGAATATAATAACACAGAGCTTCCAGAAGATAACAAATTGGCTGGTTCAACCATCACAACTGGAATGGACTGGGGTTATGACGGAGCAGAAGATGCCCCTGTCTATAAAAACGGTCTGTTTATAGACTTGTCATGTATTACAGCAGGTACAAGGGCTAAGTCTTGTATTAATGTGGAAAGACTAGCTGAACTTGGTGTCAGTCTTGATATGTCATATAAGATGTCATATCCTAGAGGAGGCGATTTGGTAGATGGGGTTGTCAGTTCAGATGGTTTTATCAGCAAATGGGAACTTAATGACAATGATAGCCGTGCAATGTTTGCAACACTTAATCATGTCGGCTTTGTACCTCAAAACTATCAAACTGACAAGGATATGTATGAGACTCAGGTAATGGATAACAATACTGGTTATCTGATACCTAAGTTCAAATATATGTATCCAGTTGACTTTGACGGCAGATTACAAGCCATTATGGAGGACTATGAAAACGGTTTTGACCAGGCCCTTACAGATGTAAGAGACCAGGCGTATATCACGTTTAGATTAGGCGCAGAAGCTGTTGACAAAGACGGGAAGCCCCAACACGGAAGAAAGAGGCATTTCTATTATCATGAGAATGAAAACAGCTATGAAATGCCACTATATAATAATTCTTTCTATTTCTATTTCGGTATTAATAAAGGTAATACGGCAATTGAAAAGTTCCATAAGAAATTCATTGCCCCATGTGTAAGCAACGTTAAAAAACCTTTCTCTATAGATATAACCACACAAGGAAAGGTTGAATGCAAGTGCATGTATAAGGACAAGAGTTATAGAAATCCGTTTATACAAGTGTCAATGGATGATATACAAGTTCCTTTCTCATATGAATTAGTTGACTCAAATAATAACCTTATTGTTAGTGAATCTAGAAAGACTAACACTGAATTCAAAATACCAGATTCCTCTAACAAGGACACTAGCGGTGTCGTAATTGATAATCAAGTATATACAATAAGAGTTACAGATGCAAACGGAAAGAGATTGCAAGAAAGAATTGAAGTGTCTACACCAAGGGTGACACTTGACTATGAAACACAAAGGCTTGGAACTAAGTTTTATAACATTACGGAGACAAGAGTTGACTATATCTGTAATGATAAGACCATGTTCTATGGCATATTAAGGTTAAAGTCATTCACGATTGACGGATATCAGTTCAATATAAGCAAGATAGAGCCTATTGGATATGATGAGATAGATAATAAGTATATCATAAGACTAACTGGTATCAATGAACTTACTGATGTGTTCTATAACGGAGATGAAAATTTAGATGGTGATGAATGTGCTAGTGAAAGGTCTAATAAAGAAAACTTAAATCAAGTTATTGTCTATATTTCTACCATTGAGAGTAAAACATCACAAGCATCTAGTGCAACTACGAACGGTGTAAGAAACTGTTTGTGTGACAAACTGAACCCTGTTGCTGTGGCTCAACACTCTTCTGGAGGAATAGACATAAAATCTTCATTTGATACATCTAAGTGTTGGGTTGGGCGTAAATATGTTGTACCAGCCATAAATGATAGCAAGTATTATGATAGTAAAACTGAAGCAGAAGAAGATGCTGGTGAAAATCCTGTCTACGAAGTTGCTGAATTCTATGCATACCAACCTAATACATTTTTAATAACTGTGACTCAATGGTGTAATGGGCAAGTTATCAGTAGTAACACAACTGAAGATACTGCTGTGATACAAAACGGTGAGAACTTCAATGCATATCTCAATAAGATGCCAGTAAGGTTCATGCTTGGAACCCTTAATGACAGCGCTGACGGTGCTATCATGAATAAGAGTAATTTCTATAGGAGAGATTGGAGAGAAGCTGGTAGTGACCCAAGAAATGGCGGATTGAACGGATGGTTTGGAGTGCATCAAGAAAGCACTTATAAGTTTGCTCCTACAGATGAAAAGAATAGAAGCGTATGGGCTGATTATGTTGACCTTAAAACTAGTATATCTAGTTCTGAAGCCAAAAAGAGAATACTCAAATACAAGTTTGAAACAATGTTCTCGCTCTCTGATGGCGTATACTTTACAGATGCGTCAACAAAGAGACTGTCCTATTCAGGTGAAGGTGGTGTTGGTATCCCGCTAACAAGAAGTGTTCTACCTATGTATGAGCCAGAGAAATTCTATACCTATAGTGAAAGAGGCAATGCAGACTGTAAATCATATCTCCCTAATATAGTAGGAAACAACTATTAT